CAGATTGGCATTGGCCCTGTTCACGTACACATCGTAGGTGCTGACCCACTCCCAGCGGGCATTGCTGTCCTGGCCGAGCTGAGTCGCGTTGCGCCGCAGCACCTGCACCACCTGCACCTGATTGGGCGCGGTCCCCAGCAGCGTGCGGCGGCGGCCGTGCAGCACGTCGTACACCGCATCCTGCAGATCGACCGCGGTGCCCGGCAGGCGGTCGCCGCGGGTGCGCACCTGTATCGCCGGCATGGTGTCGGTGGTCGCGCTGGCGAGCGCCAGGTCATACGGCGTCAGGCAGATTACTTGGTCGGGCGTCTCCGGCATGTTCGACAGGGTGATCCACGGGACCGGCGTACCGGTGCGCGGACCGGTCGGTGCCCACTCGCCTACGCCCGCCGCGGCGAGCAGCTCGGCGATGCCGGTCACGATCTTGGTATTGAAGCCCGCCATGTCAGCCCAACGCCCTTTTGATTCGCTCCGCTATGATTTCGGCGAATTTGGATGCGTTCGCGCGCCAGGGCTTTTCCAGATACTTCGCCTCTCGGCCGTTCGCATGAACGAAGTCCAGCCGTTCGTGCTGCACGACGGCGTACGGCGTGTCGAAGCTGACGATCCCTTCAAGATCCGCCTCGTTGACCGTCGCCTTGCCGCTGTCCTGCAGCGTGCCTTCCTCCAGCGGAACGATCTTGATCGCCTCGCCGAGTAGGAACTGGACGGCGACCTGCAGACCTTCGACCGCGCCACGTTTCATCGCGGCGCTGGCCTGAGCGCCGTTCCACGTGATCTCGACGTCCTGACTCATCGATGCCTCACGTCAGCAGCACTTCGAGGTGATCCGGGGTTGGCAGGCCCGTGCCGTTGCGGTCGAGCACCTGCATGACCTCGCGCGGGCCTGCGCCGTCCGTCAAGGTCACGCGGGAGTGCACCGGGCAGACCGTGCCGGTCGGCAGGTAGACGGTAGCCTCGCTGATCGTCTGAGCGCCTTTGGTCGTGCCGCTGTCCATGACGAGGCGGCGGCGCGCTTCGCGAAAGCACTGCACGGTCAGCGCTGTGTCGTAATGCTCGGCCCCCGTGCCGTCCTGGTAGAGGAAGGCTTCGACGGTCGCCGTGTCGCTCTGGCCGATGGCCGCCAGGATGGCAAAGGGATCGATGGCCACGACCTAACCCCAGAACCATGCAGCGAGGGTGTTGGGTGGCTGACCGGTCAGCCCTGCGCGCGCCAGGATGCCGAACGCGCGCGGACAGAGCCGCTGGCCGGCTTCCAGGGTCGCGCCGCCCTGGCGCTTGGTGCCGCCGAACAGCCCGGTCAGCTGCACGGAGCCGATCTGCACGTCGGTGGCCGGCAGCGCGCTACCGTTCGCCCATCCCTTGGCAAGGTAGTCCGCCACCTGTTCACAGGTGGCTTCGGCGAGCGCGGCGAGCACCGTCGCGTCGGCAGCGTTGTACACCGCCGCGATGAGGTCGGCGTCGACGTCCTGTGACGCCATCCTCAGCAGGCGCTGCAGGTTCGCCGGCAACGTTCCACCGACGTACATCGCGTACTGCGCCGGCGTCGCGTAGACGCCGATCATGCTGACCGGCGGTGTGCCCGAGACGCCGACGATCGCACCCTCGGCGCCGGCACCCTTGCCCGTCACAGCCCACGACTCGACCCAATCACCGGCCTGCGTGATCGTGTACGGCAACGTGGTCTGCCAGTGCGTCCCGCCGTCCGTGGTCTGCACGGCGGGCGCCATCGTGGTGCCGTCCGGGCGCGTCACGGTCAGCACGGCGGCCGTGGTGCCGTCGCCTCCGCTGCTGATGAACAGCGTCGCGGTGCGCGTGTCGCCGACGTCCAAGCCGGTTACCCTCGCGTAGCCCATGACGCCTCCCTCACACCCCGCCCGCGATCAGCGTACCGGTAACCACGCCACTCGCGATCAACGTCGAGCCGGTCGCGCCGCCGGATACGAGCGTCGAGCCAGGCGTCCCGCCCGCGACGAGCACGGTCGGCACCAGCGGCGTAGCGCCGGAGGTGGCCGCGGCGAGGAGGACGGCGCCGGCGGCCATCGTGATGCTGCCGAGAGCCGTCCTGCCCGCTCCGGCCGTGAGCGCGGCGCCGGCCGCGAATCCAGCGCCAGGCAGGACGGTCCCGAACGCCGTGGGGGTCATGACGGCGCTGGACGCGAAGGCTACGCCACCGAGCGCCGTCCTGGTGCCCGCTGTGGTCAGCGCCGCGCCGGTGGCCATCGTAATGCTGCCGAAACCGGTCTGCGTCGCCGTGACGCCGAGCTGCGCGCCGGCCGCGAAGCCGACCACCGGCGAACCGGAGACCGTGCCGGCGGCCGACAGCACGGCGCCGGCCGCCATGGTCGCGCCGGCGAAGCCGGTCTGCGTGGCCGCCGCGCTCAGCGCGGCGCCGGCCGCGAACGTCGCCGAGCTGACCGCCGTACGCACGGCCGCGGCCGACAGGATGGCACCAGCGGCCATCGTGATGCTACCGAAGCCGGTCTGCGTCGCGGTCGCCACGAGAGCCGCGCTGGCCGCCATGGTCACGCTTGGGAAGCTGGTCTGTGTGGCCGCGGCCGTCAGCACGGCGCCGGCCGAGAAGGTGACCGTGGCGTTGACGGTCGCCGGACCGCCGGGAGGGAGGATCTCCACCGCGACGTGGTGCACTGTCGTGCCGCCGGACTCGGTCACAGTGATCGAGGTGCCGGACGTGGCCGTCGTGTTCGTGCTGGCGTAGCAGCCGACCGCATCGCCGCTGTCGAAGCCGCCGAAGTCAGCCTTTTGGACGGTATTGGCGCCGGCCGACTGGACGGCGTTGCTGGTCAGAATGGCCGACCAGACCCAACTGTTGGTCACGGTCGAAACGACCGTGATGGCGGCCGTGCCTGTCTTATTGGTCGCGCCGAACGGGCTGGTCAGGTCGGTACCGGTGAAGATCCGGACGAAGATGCCGCGCGCGACATTGCCCTTGTTGTCCGTGACCGCGACCTGCATGGACGCCGGCGAGCCACCGATCTTGCTCCACGAGATCGCGACCGCGGCGCCGCCGCGCGCGTTGTCGAGGATGGGTGTCGACCACGTACCGGTCAGCGTGTCGCTGGCCGTGAGCGATTCGTCGAGGCTGCCATTGTTGGCGTCGCCCCACATGAACGCCACGAGGATGCAGTTGGCCGGAGGGATGAATGCCGTCGTCTGCACCGTAGCGCCGGATCCAACGACCAGCGCCGGACTGTTGACGGTGTCCTCAGCAATGGCCATCCGAGGTCACCACCTTATATCGACCTGCTGCTATTCGACGCTGTAACTCGCGTTGTTCAGGTCTGTGATCGTGGCGACGCCGAGGTCGCTCGTGTTGAACGCGCCGGCACCGACCGGAATGGACACTCGACGCTCGCCCGCCTGGCCCACGAACGTGACGAAGAACTTCCACTTGGCGCCAGGGTCGCGCTGCGTCGTGCCGGTCGTCGCGAGCACGCCGGTACCGGCGTTGTAATCGATCGTGACCGTCACCGTGAAGTTGTTCAGCACGCGGCCCGAGTCCTGCGGATCGAGCTTCTGGTCTTCCCACGTCTGCGTGAACGGTGGTGTCGGGGCGGGGAAGCCGGGGAAGTTCGGCTTCAAGCCGGCCATCAGTTGTTGTTGCTGATCGTGATGGCGCCGATGGCGAAGGTCAACGTGTCGCCGGACGCCGTGGTCTTGCTGGCGGTCAACGCTCCCCACCAGCCGCGCTTCGGCGTGCCGGCGCTGTCATAGATCTCCGCGCTGGTGACGGTCGCCGCGGGCATCAGCGTGAAGGTCACGGCGCTCGTGGTGGTGACGCTGCCGTTTGCCTCGGTACCGAGCGCCGTTGTCAGGTTCTGGCGGGCGTAGGAGCCGCCCGCGACCTCAGTGCCGGCAGCGCTCGCGCTGCCGGTCGTCGTGGCCAGCTTGAGCATCATCGGCGTGGTCGGAGTGGTGCCGGCCGCGATCGCGAGCGAGTTGCGCAGCGTCCGGCTGGCTTCGGCTTGGTCCATCGCGTTGGCCATCAGAGCACGTCCAATCTGACGGCGCCGTACGCGTCGCTACCCTCGGGGTGCTCGACGCGGATATTGGGGGTCTTGGCTGACTGGTGCTCAAGCCGGCGCCGTAGTGCGTCGCCCGTGATGCCAGGCTCGTGGTCGACCATCGCCAGCACCGCCGCGCAGATCTGGCAGCCGCGGCCGGCGCAGCAGTCCATGTGCAGCGTGACTTCGGACTGGTCGGGCTGTACCACGACGTGTCGTGGGTGGTCGTCGAACACCTTGCATTCCCAGCAGGGCCGTACCGGACTGCTCATGGCGCCATCCTCCAGGCCGCGTCGGGATGGCGCCATGATACCGCGTCGTGATCGCTATCGGTGGTTCGGTGGCAGCACCAGGCCGCGGCCCGGTCGGTCGAGCTCAAGCTTGAGCTGCCCCATGGCGACGTGCAGCTGGGCCAGCATGAGGATCTCGCCCGCCATGATCTGGCCGCCCTCTTCCTGCGCCTTGACGAAGCCCTGGGCCACCTGTTCGCTATAGACGTACGCCGCGTGATAGTGCTCTTCGGGAGTCGCCATCATCCTGCCCAATCGTCTGGAATGTCGCCTAGCGCGCGCCGCGGCGGCGCGCTGCTCGCCTCGCGGTCGTATGGCGTTGGATCATGCCGCGGTCGCTGCTCGATCGGCGGAGTGAGTTGCCACCCTCCGCGCCGCAGCGCGTCGACGGCCGCCGTGCCCAGCTCGATCATGCTGGCGCTGTTGTTGACGCGCGCGCGGTACGCGACGCCGGCGGCGGCGACCGCCGCGGCGTCACCGGGCATGTCGACGGCCAGCTGCGCGATCGTACGCGTGAGCTCGGCGTCCAGCTCCTTGCCGCGCTGCAGGCTCTTCGTCAGCCGGTTGAGGTCGATCGCGCGCGCGCCGTCGTGGTACTCGCGAAAGATCTTCACTTTCTTGCCAGTCCCGTCCAGCCGATCATGCGCTTTTCGTACCACGCCAGCGAGAGCAGTTCGTCGCGCGTCGAGCGGCGGCGCACGCTGCGTGCCTGCGCGACCGTGAGGTGCCCTCGACCGGTCTGCACCAGGAAAGAGCCCCAGCGCCATAGGATTTGCCGAGGTTGGCTGCGACCGGCGCCGCCCCGGGCGCGCGCGGCTCTGTCCTGCGCGGCTAGCCTCGCCGCGGCGCGGCAGACCAGCACCGTTTCGTTGATCGCGCCGTGACCGTCGACCATGGCCTGTCCTCTGCGCGCCGCGTCGCGCTGGCGTCGCTGTGGTGCGCGCTGGCGGCCGGTGATGTCGTGGTTGGGCAGAAGCTTGGGGTCAGCCCTGGTGTCCTTGGTTTCCTTGACGACTCTTGGCATAGCGACAGCATAGCAAGACGCGCACCCCCTTGCAGGGAGGTGCGCGTCTTTGAGCCTACGAAACTCGTGCTCGATCCTACGTCAGCTCGACGTACGGGGCGAAGTTGGTCGCGGTCGGGGTGGCGACGGTGCCCGGCGCCGTGGTGGTCAGGCCGGAACCGTGCGTCCGGCACATCGTGATCTCGCCGGTCGCGTTCGTCGGCGCGATCGACAGCCCGAGCAACGTCGGCATCGTGGTGGCTGCGAACACGAGCGAGAACGACCAGATACCACCGACGTTCGCCACGAGCGGCGTCGCGAAGGTGAAGGTCTTCGTGCTGTTGGCCGCGCCGGCCGCGTTGGTCGCGTCCACGGACTGCCCGTAGAGCACGTCCAGCGGCGTGTACATGGCCGCGAACTGATGCGTCGGGGTACCGAGGGCGGTACCGCCGATGAAGCACGACACGGCCGCAACGCTGTCGCCGGCTTCCAGCGGGATACGCACGTTGAGCGCAACGCCGGTCGTCGCGACCATCGCCGAATCGATCATGCCCTCACGGGGAATCGACCGGCGCGTGAACACGTTCGGACCCGCGTCCAGCACGATGTTGTAGCCGTTCAGGTCGTAGACCGACCTGTTGTACAGACCACGGGCCGTCATGCTGTCGCCTGGCCCTTCTGCGCGTCGTACGCGCTGCCGTAGGTCGCGATGAGCACGTCCCTGGTGAGCGTCTTGGCCGTCTTGTCGTCGAGCGACGGATCGATCTCGACGGCGTAGGCGCGCCAGTCAGCGACCGGTGCGTCCGGGGAGGGGGGCACGACGTCGGTGGTCAGCGGCGGCTTGGTCTCCGCACCTTCCTCCCCCGCCGGTGCCTCGGCCGCGGCTTTGGCTTCCTCGGCGCGCTTGGCGCGCAGATCGGCCAGCTGCTGGCGCTTGGCCACCACGTCGTCCCGCGAAGTCTCCGCCTTGATCTGACGGTCGAGGTCTTCGATTTCGCGCTGCACGGCGAGTGCGTCCTGCGCGGGGTCGCGCAGGGCTTGCTCGACGGACACGCCGTCGAGCGGCTCGATGCCGAAACCGTTGTTCAGGAAGTGGTACAGCGCGCCGCGGGGGTTGCCGTTCTCCCAGTTGTCGAGGTCGACGGCCAGCTCGGCGACACCCTCGCGGAAGTAGATCTGACCCGCACCCTCGCCGGTGAAGCCGGCGCGCGGGGAAGTGATCATGAATCGCACGGTGTTCATCAGACAGTCACCGACCGATACACGCCGCAGGCCTGGACGGACTTGAGCACCGGGCTGATCGGCCCGATTTCGAGCTCGCCGAGCTTGACCGCGCCCGGCAGGTCGAACCGCGGCGGAAGGTCGCGCATGAGCGGCACGCCGGCGGCGGACGCCATGTGGAAGGCGTCCATGCCGAAGCAGATGGCGTACAGCTCGGTGACGTTGGACGTGGTCGGGATGATCGAACTCGCGTTGTCGGCGTTGTTGCCGAGGTCGATCAGCGTCCAGCCGTTGTAGTGCATCACCGGCTGGTCGAAGTTGTCCACCGAGGACTGCAGCAGCGTCGCCCAGCGGAAGAGGTTGCGCAGACGCAGGATCGAGCGGGTGTTGCCGCAGATGGCCTTGACGCCGGTCGGCAGACCGTTCGGGTCGCCCGGCGTCATGCCACCGACATTCGACGGGATGATGTTGGACAGCCAGAGGTCGATCTTGTCGAGCGCGGTATTGGCCAGGGCCTGCGTGGTGATGGTGGCCGCGCTGATGTCGAGGGTGGTTGCCTCGGTCAGCGTGCCGGTCAGCACCTTGGACAGGCCGTTGAACGTGGTCGCGTCGACCGACGTGTCACCGTAGAGCGACTCACGCACCAGCCGGATACGGGCCGCAATCTGCAGCTCGATCGACTGGAACACGATCTCGTTCGTGGCCGCCGGACCCAACTGCGCAATCACGCGGTCCAGCTCGTAGGAGCCGCCCAGCGGAATCAGGCTGTTGGCGACCTGCTGACGGGTCGCCTTGCTCGGGATGTACTCAGAGTTGATCGCACGCGGGGCCGCGCTCGATCCGGTCAGCTTGCGCACGTAGGAGTAAGTCAGAGACGCTCCGGTCGACCCCGGGGTCACTGTGTCGTCAAAGACCAGGTGATCCCAGAACCACGAGTTACGACGGAAGTTGTCGTAAACCGCGTAGTCGATATCGGACTGCGTGTTGACTTGCGCCTGTGCCAACGTTACTGGCATAGGGTTCTCGTTTCATCGGTGGTGCGCAGCAGCAGGCGCTACTGCGTCTTGGGTGCGTAGTGCGCGGCATACGCCGACACCATGTCGGGGCGTTTCTTCGGCGCTGGCTGCTGTCCGGGCACGACCGCCGAGCCGGGCCCCTGCCCGCCGGGCGGGGTGACGATCGGTGCGGCGCCAGCCAGCTTGAGCGACGGCTTCTCGGTGAGCGCCGCGTCGATCAGGGCCTTGACCTTGTCCGCGAAGTCGCTCGCGGTCGGGTCGAGGTCCTTCAGCCGCCCCTTGCCGGCCAGATACGCCGACATGAGCTCGTCGTCGGCGCCGGCTTTGCTCGCCGCGCGCTCGACGCTGTAGGAGACCTGCAGCGAGCGACGCTCGGCGCGTTCGGCCGCCAGCTCGGCCGCGGCGTCCTCCGGCTTCACATCGGGCTTGAGTCCGAGCTTGGCCAGCAGTTCCGCTTGTGCCTCGGCTGCCGCGTTGGCCTTGCTCTGCGTGCGCGCGCGCTGGCCTTCCTCGGCCGCGATGCGCTTGCGCTCGCCGTCGAGATACGCCTTGACGGCCGGGTCGAGCGCGTTCGGATCGAACGCCGGCGCTGCCGGCGCGACTGGTGCTGGTGACGGATCGGTCGCGCCGGGCACCACGGGTGCCGGGTCGGCCGGAGGCGTCTGGTTGGGCAATGGTGCGGTCATGCGTCATCCTCCGGACAACCATGGGTGTTTCGCTCACCACCGATGAGCTGGTGATCAGAGTACTACGGCGCTGGTCGCATACTGTCGAGTCGATCGAGATTGGCGATCACGACCAGTCTGGTGATCGAGCCGTCCTCCTTCGACACGAGATACGCCGGCGCGTCGAAAAGGTCGTAGTCGTCGTCGCCATCGATCAGGTACTCACGAGCGCCGGCAGTGACGCGCCAGTGCGTGGCGTCCTGACGGCCGGTCGGCAGGGTCGTCAACGTGCCGTACCCGGTCGGCCAATGGGGCCGCAGGCTGGCTTCGATGATCGCGCGAGCTTGCTCGAATGTCACCATTTAACAAATTCCATCACAGCGTCGGTCGGTTCCAAATCGTCAACGCGCATAAAGCGCCATGATCTATATCCGGCGGCAGGATTGTCGTGACCTCTTGAACGCTTTATGTAGGTGTATATATCAAGCTCTGGCTCATTCTTTTGTGCATCGACGAATCTCACTTTTCCATTTATCTTTTCCACGTTGAATATGTGTGATCCACCGCCTTCCCAATTCACGGCGACCCAACCGCGTGCGCCTTCCGGCAGCTCTTCCGTTCTCTTCAGCATTTCCGCCGTGTCGAGCTGTTCCTGTAGACGCCCGTGCGGCATGCCGTTCCTGTCGACCCATCGGTCGAGCGCCTCTTGTGAGTTCCGGCCACGGTTGAGCCTGAACATGTCGGGCAGAGCGGTCGCCTGAACATCATAGCCGCGTGCGCGCAATTCGTATGCGTTTACGACGTGTACGCAGTTGACCGTGTACGCCGGTTTCGGATATTCCGGATTGGTCCCCAGCGCATCGATGATGATATTGACTCCGCGATTTTCCCTGTCGGTCAGCCGCGGCGCAGAGTCGAGCGCCGGCGCGTACGGCGCCCCGGCCGGCTTGGCGACCGCCGGAGCCGTCCTTTTGGGCGGCTTGAGGACGGGGTTCGGCTTTGGTCGAGGTGCGGGTCGTGACGGTGCAGATGGCTTCGGTCGAAGTGCCGGCTTCGGCGATGCGGGGGAAGAGGAAGGCTTAGGCGGGCTTGGAGTGTGCCCGAGGTCGATACGCTCGCGCTCCGTCTTGCGACGAAGACCGGGGGTTTCCTTGACGTGCTGCGCGATCTCGGCCCGCTTGGCGCGGTAGGCCGCGGCGTAGCGCCTGGCGGCGGCAGGGTCGACGGCGCCGGCCTGTTGCACGGCGAGCTTGCGTGCCTTGCGCTCCATGGCGCGCTGGCGTTGCTCGGCCGCGTACGTCGAGCCTCCCTCCCCCGCCGTCTCGATCGGCGCGGTCAGGCCGGGCAGGTAGGTGATGAATCGGTGCCTGCAGCTCGGGTGGAAGAGCCCGGCGCCGATCGCCTCGCTGGTCGAGCCGTCGATATGCACGCTCACGATGCTGCCGTCCAGCTCACTGGCGCGCTGCACGGTCTGGGAACCGGTCGCCGCGCCGGTCGCCAGGATCTTGCCCTCCCAGGGCCTGCAGAGCGGGCAGGGGGAGCCGTCCGCGCTGACCATGACCAAGTCCATGCCCTGCTGGCTGAGCTGGTCGAGGTGCGCCTGGATGGCGGCCTGGGCCGTCGTGGTGCGCGTCGACATCTCGACGTAGCTGGCGAGATTCCAGTTTCGTCCGGCTTTGTCCACGAATCCGGTGATGCCGCGCTGCCACAGGTGGTCGAGCGCCTTCTGTGTCGCCTCACGGCGCGTCGTGACGCCGGCCAGCACGCCACCTGCCGTCGCAGCGAGCGCCTCCTGGTAGATGTCGCCTGCACTGCGCACCACCTGCAGATGCGTAGCCGCCAAGCGCCGTTCCAGCCCGGGAGCGAGGGTGGCCGCGAGACGCAGGACCGAGGGGCTGTTGATCAAATTCTTGTCGACGTCGATCAGGCGCCGGCCGACCGCGCGCCGGTCGCGGACGCGCAGCAAGTCCTCTTGCGCCTTCCTCCCACCCGCTACCGCGGCGTCGACCAGCGCGCGCTCGATCGTGGCGCCCAGCTTGCCGTCGATCTTGCGCATGGCTGCCTCGGCGCTGCGGCGTACCTCGGTGAGCGCCAGCAGCTTGGCGGACAAGTCGTCGTGCGCCAGGTTGCGCTTGAGCTTGCCGGCAATGACCTCGGCAAGCTCGCGCTCGATGCCGGCGTAGAGGTCGATGATGCGCTGCGCGTACTGCGCGCCCACCGATCTGTCAATCGCCACCCTTACCGCCGTCGTTCATCATGTCCGCCGGCGGCTCGTTCGGCATGGGTTCACCCGACGCGGGCTGACCGAACGTGCCAGGGTCTTCCAACTGCGGCGGTGGCGCGTTCTCCTCCTCGATCAGCTGAACTTCCTCGTCGATATCCTCGTCGGCCCAATCGGGGTGCAGCATGATCACCTTCTGCCGCGTGCTGATCGCCTTGGCGGCTTCCAGGAACTGCAGCGTCTGGGCGATGTGCATAGGGTCCGGCGCCACCGCGTCCGGCCATTCGAGCTGCACGGGCGCCGGCGTGATGCCGGACCGGTAGTACATGGCGTCGAGCTCAAGGATGACGAACGCCGTCCGGCGTAGGCCGGGCGTCGCGTATTGGATCTTGTCGCCGCGCGTGCCGGCCGTACGCCCCTTCTTGGCGTTGGCCTGCGTGGCCGTCATTGCCGGACCGTCCGCCTGGTCTTCGCCGAACGCGTCGGCCGCCAGGCCAGCGCCACGGGTGATCGTGCGCCACAGCGCGTCGAGCACCCCGACGTGCTCCTGCACCCGGATGGCGAACTGCGTCGACTGGATCTGCAACGGCTTGTCCGGCCCGTCGACGGACACGCCGGTGAAGATCTCCTGTTCGGGGTCGAACGTCGCACCCTTGCCAGGTCCGAGCGACCGGAGGTAGGCGGCCGGCACCACGAGGCGCCCCTTGCCGTTGCGCACGTCGCGCATCATGGCCGACCACGTCTCGTCGAACTCGTCGAACTTGATCGTCAGGCCCTGGTAATCGGACCTGCCCAGCGGCGTGCCCTTGATGATCCTATGTGGACGGAGGTTCGGGAAGTACGACACGTCGAGCTTGCTGGTGCCGACCACGATCTCGCCATCCGGCCCGACGAGCCCGGCCAGCCGCTTGCACTCGTCGTCGCCTTCCTGCAGCGGCACGGGCTTGCCGAGCTTGTCCGCGCTGCCGCTGTAGAGCGTGTGGTACACGACGCAGATCGGATTCGGCCCGGTCGTCATCTCGTGACGCTCAAGGTGGCGCAGCACCGGCCCGCTGGTCGAGTTCGAATAGGCGTTGGGGTTCGTGTGCCGCCAGAACGTCACGGCCCAGAGCTCGTCGCCGGGCCCCCACATCGGCACGGCATGGTCCGGCGTGATGACCGTGCCGGTCGGCTGGTCGGTGAAGCCGACGTTGGCCTGCGTGCGCACGTACGAGCCGCCGTAGGCGCTGGCGACCTCGGCCGCCTCGCTGAGCGTGGCGTACCAACCGCCCTGGTCGAGGATGTCCGTCAGGCGTTTCTGCGCCGGATTCTCGTTCAGTACGGCGCCGTCCGGCATCGTCCGGCGGTGGTCGCCGGACGGGACGGAGAACGCCGGCGGCTCTGCCCAGAGCAGCGAGCGGGACAGCGCGCTGAGGTCCGCGGCCACCGGTGCGTGGCTGTGCGTCGTGCTCTGGCCGGGCGTCAGGGGCCTGCCCCAGAAGAACCGAGCCAGGAAGCCGATCAAGCCGGGCTGGAACTGCGACGGCCGGTAGACCGGGTACGGAACCATGCTGGCGGGCTGATTCGAGTAGAACGACCAGAGCGCTTCGACGTCGCCGGAGTACCACGCTGAATACTCGTTGTACAGGCGCAGTGACTTCGTGTTCTCGTAGTCGGTCGGGGGCCAAGGCTGACCAGCCGGATAGTCGATCGGCATCGTGCCGCCCTCTCCCTGTGTCGCGCCTGTGTCGCGCTTATGTCGCGTAGATCAGATCATGCCAGGCAACGCGCGGCGTACGGACGCCGTAACGCAACGAGTCGCACCCGTCGTCCCCCGCCTTGATCGGCATCGTTTCGCCGCGCAGCGCCGCCTTGGGGTCCCACGAGTAGCCAGGAATCTCGGTGATCAGCCCCGGGCACCTGTCGGACACGTAGATCTTACGGTTGGCGATAAGGGAGGCGACGTCGCTGATGCCGGCGTTGACGTCGTTGTCGGCGCCGCGGGTGACGACGCCGCGGTTGAACAGCTCGGTGCGGAAGTAGGCGGCACTCGGGTCGACGCAGTGCACCATCGGCGCGGCGCCGACCAGGCCCGCGGCGCCGGGAATGGGCGTGCTGTTCAGCCAGGTCAGGTAGGCGTCCGCGTACTGCGTCGTGCTCTTCTGCTGGCCGTCGTGCAGCGACGGATCGTATCGATACTCGTCGGTGACATAGAGCGCCAGGCCCTCGTCGCGGATGTCCTCACCTATGCCGATCAGGTGCGCGCTGAACGGGTGGATCGTGCCGTAGTCGGCGCCGGTCGAGAGGAAGGCCTGTATCTGTGGGATCTTGGCGAAAGGCAATACGTTGTACTTTTCGTCCCACGCCTGATAGATCGCACCTTCGGCCATGACCCACTCGCCGAGGATGTTGCGCCGGTAGAACACGCCCGTGTACTCGCGCATGAGCCGGCGCACGAAGTCGGCCGGCAAGGCGGGATTGTCGCCGATGACGAACGAGAAGACGGCCATGTCGAGCCGATCGTCGCCGTCGAAACGCAGCAGTCGGCCGTCACGGGTGAGCTGCAGCGCGGCCCGGTCGACGTGCTTCGTCTTGAGCCAGTGCACCGGCGACGCCGGGTTCGTCGTACCGAACCACGCCGAGCCCGGCAGCGACAGCCGCGTCCTGGCAATGTCGAAGACGTCCTCTGGCCACGTGGTGATCTCGTCGCCGTACCAACCGACGAGCGTCATGCCCTTGATCTTGTCGGCCGCCCCGACGTTATGCGCACCGGTGATGTAGATCTTGCGGCCGAGAATATCCACCTCGCCAGTGCCGGCCACGATCTTCATGCGCCGCGGCCCGAGCATGCCCATCATCGTGTCGAGCACGTTGCGGCGCAGCGTCCGTTCCGTCTTGCCGACCATCAGCAGCGGGCCGGGCGGACCCATGCGGACGAACTCCAACCAGCGCAGGATGGACGCGATGGTCTTCCCGGACCGCACGGCGCCTTCCCAAAGGTTGCCGGCGGCGGTCGCCAGCTGAGCGGAGCGCAGCGCCTTCCCGGTCAGCCTGTTGACCGGTTGGCTCACGCGCTCGCGTCGCCTTCCTGTCCGCGCCGCCCCAGCATGTCGCCGAGCCAATCGTCGACAACGGCCGCCAAGCCCTGCTGCGCGTCGTACTGGTCGAGCATCCGGTGCTTGTCGAGCGCGGTCGCAGCGATGATCATCAAGTTGCGCTGATCGCCGGTCGGCGGACGCGGTACCTCGCGCTCGTTGTATGTGTTGTCCTTACCGCCGAAATTATAGATCTTGGCCGGCGATTCCATGTCGTCGAGCGCTCTCTCAGCGGCATCGACCATGCGCTTCGAAATCTCCGCTCGACGTGCGGCCAAATCGGCGCGAAGAGCCTCGGTGGCCTTTTTTGTCTGCGAACGTTTTGGCTGCTCGACGCCCATGTCCCGCGCAATTTTGGACACCGAGGCAGGCGACACGCCGGTCCGTTCGGCGATCGAGCGCAATGACTCCCCGGTTTGATCCTGCGCGCGCAGTGCAGCACGCACAGCTCTTTTTTGATCTTCAGACAGTGGCGCCACCGACGCTACCGC